TCAAACTTAGTTGGATATAACCAGAAACTTAATGATAATCTACCATCACCAGTATCTCTAGCATCTACGTTATTTGTAAACTTAAAGTTAGCACCAATTACATCTGTTATAGATGTATGATGGAGTGAGTTATTACCAAACTGTATCTGAGCAGATGTAGTTTTGTTTGGAGGTGTAAATGAAATACTAGGAACACTGAGATAATTAGATCCAGCATCAGTAAGAGATACAGTATCAATACCACCTTCAGCGATAGTTACTGTACCAGTTGCTTGGTTTCCTCTGGTTGGTTTGAAGATCTGTACAGAGGGAGTTCCTTTGTAATTACCATCATCTACTAGTTGTATGCGTTGAATTGATTTCACGCCTGGAACTGTAGATGCCAGAGACACATATGCTAAAGCGTTCTCGTTATCATCTCTCTCTAACCTAAGAGTAATCATATTGCCGCGAGTGATGATACCATCATCCACATCTTCACCATTCTTATCGGTAAGTCCATCAGGTAGATCGATAACTTCATCTTCTGGTTCAAAGATCTCACATCTAAACTCATACATGAAGAGTTCATTTAACTGGTAGAAAGGAACTTTTCTTTCAATATATTTGATTTCAAATAGAGCGTTGTCAAGAGGTAGATATATCAAATCTCCTTCATTTGGATGAGCCGCATTTGCCCTTTCCCCTTCTGGGAACTGCTTTATGAATGGAGTGATAAAATCATCATACCTTTCTTTAGATACTACAAGAGTAATCTCATCCTGATCTCTAACACCAAACTTGGTCAGAACATCAGAAGGAGTTCCGAATCCATCTACATTAGTAAGGTATGCTTCCAATCTAAAACTATCGTCAAACTTAGACGCAGTAATCTCTCTGATCACTGTGTTCTGATTGATGATTCTTCTAGGAAGATACAATACATCCTGTCCGAACAACTTTAAGTGTTCGTTCACCAAGTCTTGAACTAGTCTTTGTTCACTTGGAGATCCATGTAAAAAGAAAGGTGATAGAGGCATTTATCCAACAAAGTCTAGGGGTGGCATTGCATACTCTTGCATTAACTTCTCATCGAGTTTTTCTAACTCCATGACAGCATCGTCATATATCTGTCTACCATTTAGTTCTAGTCCGCCAGGCAACTTAACACCAGTGAACTTAATGAGATTCTGACCCCATTGACGTTTGATGAGTGATGTTACATATTGCTTCAACCAGTGATCATTGTAAACATTGCTTTCACTTTCTGGGTCTATAACTCTAAAACAGTCTATAATTAAGAAATTATTATCAGTCAGTTCTTTTACATTCAGATCCATGTATAATCTACTGTTCTTCTTATTAAATCTTACTTGAACATCGGGATTCAACATGTAATCTAGAGTTTCTAGATATGATTTTGTCATGGCATAGTTCAATAAATCGATCGCTCCGTAGTAGTATAAATCATTAAGGAAGATCTGATATTTGATATTGAACATACCCGCCGAGATGGTGGATGAGTCCATTTTAAATACCTTATTGACTGCAATAACAGTATCAGGTAGTGGAAGGTAGTTTGCACCCTCTGTATAGTCGATAGAAGCAATGCCGCCAGCAGTGCTGGTTGCAGTTGTAGTAGAAGCAACACCAATCATGGTTTGTTTCTCTTGTTCAGTAATCTTATGTTTTAAGAATACTCTATCAATACCTTCACCATGTCTTTCATGAAACAACTGGATGGCATCGTCGATTAGATCATCTATCTGATCATCGTCAACATTGATCTCAAGAACAGGCTTTCCAAGTTTCCTAAGAGCATATTCTTTCAATCCGTCTTTACTATTGGGTTTTGCCATTCCCTCTATTCATAAGTTCTCCGAAGTATTTAGTTAAGTGAAAAAGTATTTTATCGATGAAGCGGAAACCTTCGCTATCAACACCCCTGTAGACGCAACTGTAGAACTCATGGGATGGGAGGAGTTCCCTGTAGTTTACATTGATAACTTCTACAAGAATCCAGACAAGGTAAGGAATCTGGCATTAAGAACACCAGGCACCAAATGTCCCAGAATACTGGGTGGAGTTCCTGGCGAGAGAGTAGATATGAATATGAATCTTGATCATATGCACGAAATATGGCTTGAAATAGCAGAGAACGTGTATGGATTAGAACAGAAAGATAGAAAGGCATTTGAAATGTCATGTATGAACATCTCCTTTTCAGTCAATGTTACTCAGTCTCATTGTAGAAGAAAAAAACCACATATAGATTTATCAGATGTATCGGACAGGGGATGGGCTGGTGTCGTGTATCTCAACAAACCCAAAGAATGTAAGGGTGGCACTGGGTTTTATACATATAAAGGACAACAAGTTAATCCTAGACAAGATGGAATATGGCAAGAGGAACATGTTTCAGATAGTGTAGGTCCATGGGATCTGATACACCTTGCTGAGATGAAATATAACAGAATGGTAATGTATCCATCAAATGTTCTTCATGCTCCTTATGATAAGGAAGGATTCTTCACCGACGACGTATACAGATTAACTCAAGTATTTTTTATACCATTAACATAATGCACAATATTATTCTTACAGGATCAAATGGATTTATAGGTAAAGCATTTGCAAAAAGAATTGGAGGTGAAAATTTATATCAAGTAGAACAATCACATGCTTTTGAGTTCTTGAATCAGTATGATAAGTGGGATGAGGTAGATTACATCCTTCATCAAGGAGCAATATCAAGTACAACTGAGACAGACGTAAGTAAGATTCACAAATACAACGTAGAGTTTTCAATCAAACTATTTGAAAAAGCAATAGAACACTCTATTCCAGTCAAATACGCCTCAAGTGCATCTGTCTATGGTAAGATACATGCTGACTTTGGATACTTAAAAGGAACCATCAATCCCTTAAATTTCTATGCACTGAGCAAAGCAACTGTAGATTATTGGGTTCTAGATCACATAGATGAGTTTGAATTGATACAAGGATTTAGATACTTCAACGTGTATGGAGAAGGTGAAGAACATAAAGGAGATCAAGCAAGTCCTATAAGTAAGTTTACCAAACAAGCAAAAGAGGATGATATAATCAAACTCTTTGAAGACTCAGAATATGCCTTTAGAGATTTTGTATGTGTAGATGATGTGGTAGATGTTGTCCTAGATAATACGGCAGGGAGCGGCATCTATGATGTTGGGACTGGCAATCCTATCTCTTTCCAAGAGGTTGCAGAATTGATTGCCAAAAAAGAAGGGGCGGAGATTGAAGTAATCCCCTTCCCCAAACATCTAGAAGGTAAGTATCAAGAATATACATGTGCAGATACCTCATGGTATCAACATGATTATAAATCAGTATCCGAATATCTCAAATTACCAGCAACAACTACTCTACCATCACATTCATTTTCTGGTACAGAATGTAGTTCATCTTGAAAAATGACACACATTCCTTCATGTGGTTGAATAATATATCCATCAAAGTTTAAAGGAGAACTGCCTGGCGGAGTAGAAACATAGTAAACAAATGAATACTCATTTTTGCCATGTCTATGTTCATAAGCAAAATCACCGTAATTATATACAGCGCCCCATAATTGATATTCTATTTTATCTGAATCTAATTCTAATTTTTCTACAACCCAATCTTTTAACTTAATAAAAGGTTTAGGGTATGTATTGTATCCTGTATGTTTTTCTACTGCAAGATTAGTAAATTCATCTGTGTCATTAGGCAAAAAATCTATCCATGATCTCAGTTCTTTGTTCAGAGATAAATCAGGATAATCTACAATATCAATCATTGTACATGGGCATATCGTAGTTTAGATTTATAAAAGCAGTTAGTATATACTTGTCGTGAGATATATTAATATTAGATCCGTGTGGGAACATCCAGTTACAGGGGAATATAAGTATTTTGCCTCTTTCACATCTACATCCAATATTCCAATCAGGAAAGAATGTTTCTCCTCCCTCATCCACATCATTTAGATATATGATGCAGGCAAATAATCTAGATATAGTTCCTCCATCTAATTGATCTACATGAGTTTTAAATATACCTTCTCCCTTTGGATACACTCTGATTGTATAATCTAATATTGCAAGATCTGATGCTGGTAATACTGGTAGTTCGCATCTATAGTTCATGTATGCGTCTTGAATAACTTGTGTCATCAAGTTTGCATACTTATGGTGAGGTTCAAACTGAAATTGAGTACAATTTTTATGATCCTTGTTTACTAACTTACCTTTATATTCACCATCAATAAAATGTTCTACTTTGCCATCATCATGTAACTGTGTGTTGTCCCAAAAATATTTTATTAATTCATCACACTGATCTTGAGATAGAACATCTCTTTCGACATATATCATGTCGGTAATGTTCTCTATCATATTAGATCACCTGGCATAATTCTGTGTGAGTCCGAATCCATATGTTCTGTACTGAACTCAAATAGTTCGGTATCTTCTAGTGCAAACATACGATGCTTCAAACCAATAGGCACATGAAACTTATCTCCTCTTCTGAGAATTGTTACTTCTGCCTTTTCTATATCTTCATCCCATCCGTGATATAACTTTATCTTCCCACTCTGCACAAAAAATACTTCATCTTTTAGTTTGTGATAGTGCCATGAACATTGCTTGTCCTTTGCAATGAATAATAATTTACCACAATACTTCTCACAGTTGGCGATCCATTTTTCAAATCCCCATCCTTTTGGTACAAATTTTACTGGTTCTGCTGCACGGGCATTACGAGGTCTTCTACTTGGTCCCAAAGAACTCATTTGCGTTCACCCCCTTGTCATCTATAAAATAATCTGCATGTGGTTTACCTAGAATCAGAGAGTGATATCTGCATCCCCAACTCTTAAGTTGTTGTTCTGTGAGGTCAAACAATAAAGCAGATGCTTTTACACTTGCATCTGGATCATCACCAAATCTACCCATACCACGGGCACTGAAATAAGTGATATGATTACCCTCATCATATAATTTATTTATGACGGCAATACGAGCTGGCCATGATTGTGCTTTGGAGTAATCCCTACCCAATGTGGGTGTGCAGATAGTATTATCAATATCAAAGCAGTACCTCATTTCTTGACCTCCATGTAATAAATGTCATCATACTGAACACTATTGAAGGTTGCAGTAATTCTCAAGCCAGCTTCCTCAACCATTGATCTAAAGGTATCAGCACTAGATCCACCTGAGTGAAGTTGTAAACATATTGTACCATTATCTGAGAGTCTTGTCGATAGTTCATTAAACATATCTCTATGAGCATCCCAATTTGCATCTAACAAAATTTCTGACAGGTGATTATCAAACAGGGGTGTCCCACCTAACTTACTCAAAGCTTTTATTGCATCTTCTTTACACTCAAAATGGGGAGGATTGCCTACAACTAGATCTATTTTTTGATCAGATAACACCGAACAAGTATCAGAATGATATATTGTTGTACGAGGAAAGACTCTTCTGTGATATACAGTTTCTACATCTATAAGATCTAATCCATGTTTTATAAATGAATTCTCAGCAGTCTTCTTTGCTACCTCTACTGCTGGTTCAAATTTATCTAACAAAGTTAGTTGATCGCAAACATTAGCTGCCATCATTCCATAACCTATAAATCCAGGTCCACTACACCATTCCATGAGATGATGAACTCTGCCATAGTTTTCTAAAACTAAGTTTAGATATTCTGGAAAGAAGTAATCTCCACCACCATTTGTTTCTGGCGTGTAGAAGATATCAGATTCATCTACTCTAAAAATATATTCAATCTTCGTCTTCATCTATGACTTCCATTTCTAATTCATGAACTTGATCATGAAATACTTTATGCTCTCCGATACGATAGAGGTGTTTCAACTCTCCATCCTTATCTTCTTCTTCTCCCAAGTATTCAATATCAGGACAACTATGTTCACGCAACCACGCTTGCAGTCTGTGGTGCATTAGATCCGCTTTGCCTATCGACAGTTTTTCCATTTTCTTCTCCATATAGTGAGATAATATCACTCCTAGTCAGATAGTAAGCGCCAGGGTGAGTTACTGTAATTGCAGCGGCTTTATTTGCCAGTTCAATGGCCTTCCGCATATTTTTTGTTCTTAAAAATTCATAGACTAACGCTGATAGAAATGTATCTCCAGCACCACATACGTCAAAAACTTTTACAGGGTCTGGTTTAAAGATGGTATCATTCCACATTGCGCCAGCAGACCCAAGAGTAACGATAAGGTTACTGCTGTTAGGTATACTTTCTGGTACAAGGTCATCATATTCTTTCTTGTTTATTTTCCAGAATACATTATTTTTGTTGAAAAGTCTACGCTTCTTTGTATCCACGAACACAGGTCTGTTAAAATTATGACATAGATGCCACAAATCTTCATCATTAATGTATCCTTTGTCATAATCTGATATAACAATCGCATGAGGGTTCATGTGCATCAATGCCATTTTCAATTCTGCATTTGCAATTCTACTCACCTTTGGAGTTTCATCTAAACGCAATAACTGATAGCCACTGTTAGTATCTACAAATCTTGTTTTGGTTATAGGTTCTCTCTGTGAAAGCAGAACAGTATTAATTCCAAATGCTTTGAGATTTAACTCAGTATTCCCTGCCATTCCAGGCTTTTCTTCAACCTTAGATTTGTCCAACACAGGTACAGGTTGTTCTGGACTCAACCTACTACATTCACCATAGATGTACTTATCAGTACACTTATCACCTATAACAATTACATTGAAGTGTTCCACCTTATTTTTTTAATAATTTGGGTTGTTGAATAATTTAGGCGAGGTAGATATCTTATCTCTTTGGCAAATTGTCTGCCAACTACATCTCCACCTTTCCAGTCATCTCCTAACAATAGTATATCAGGAGAGTATAATTCTATCAACCCCTCCAATTCTGATCTATCGTTGAAGTAAAAAACTTCATCAATATATTTTATCGCTTGTAACATCGAAATTCTGTCACAAAGGTTATTGATGGGCTTAGTTTCACCCTTATCTTGACGTATCTTCTCATCCGTATCTGTTGCTACAATAAGTTTGTCTCCCAAAGATTTGCCGACTTTAAATAATTCAATGTGGCCTGGATGCAAGATGTCGAAGGTTCCATTGCACCATACTATTTTATTCATTCTAATGTATCTAAATGTGTTATATATTGACTCTGGATAACAGAGTTTGCTTGATTCTCACGCAAATCGTTATTTACAAAATTGAGAAATCTTGGGACTACGGTTAGGTCTTTTTTCCAATACTCCTTAGAGTTAATCTTATCTGTCATCAACTGTAACAACCATACATGCCAGTTAGTGCCATCAAAGAATGATCCTACCTTTCCTGTTTGAGGGGTTCTTACATTAGGATCTTGAATGTAACCCTCCATCAATTCTTGCATTGATGATTTCTTATATTTAGATCTCACATAATCCCAGAATTTACCTTTTCTACGGCAGTAAGAATAGTGCATATTGACATAATCTACTGCACTTTCATAACTACATTTCATCTTAGCATCATAGAAAGGTGCCTCTGTTTTAACCTCATAGTATCCACCGAAAAGACTTTCTTCTAGATACTCCACACCTCTAATCATCAATGCAAGTCCTGTGCTTTCTAATGGTTCAATAAATCCAGCAGATAATCCAATAGGAATTACATTACCCACCCAGAACTTCTTAACGTATTGTGGTTTCCAATCAAGTAATCTCATTTCATCTGGTTTGATTCTACCATCCCAATGATCAGAGAACGCTTGTCTTACTTCATCTGGATCATTAACATCTCTGTTGAAACAGTATCCTGTGCCTATTCTAGATCTTGTAGGAATTTTCCATATCCAACCATGTTCTTGTGCAGGGCAAGCAGTGTATGGATGTTGTTCTTTTCTATAATCTTCATACTTGACTCTACCAGCAAGAGCTGCATTGATATACAATCTATCACTCAGATCAACATTATCTTTACCAATAAGAAGTTGTTTCCAACCAGTGCAATCTATGAATATATCTCCAGTAATTTTTGATCCATCATCTAACACCAGTTCTTTTATATTTGACCTTGTTATATCATCAGCATTGCCATCTCTGTAGATATCTACCACATCAGATTGGATATATTTGCAATAAGGTGTAGTATGTCTCATTAAAAATTGTACTAACTTTCCACAGTCAATTTGAAAGGCATAGGAATCATGTACATAATTGGTCTCAATCTTATTCTTCAAAGAAGAATTATACATTGGTGAGATATCTTTCAGATCATATTTTTCTTGAAATGACTGCCATATATCATACAAAGGTGTTTTTGATTCACCTACGCTTGTGAACGAAAATGGATGCCAAATTTCTGCATCTTCATGTCCCCAGCCAGGAAATAGAATACCAGACTTAAATGTTGCATCTACTTCTTTCAACCAATCTGTAGGTTTGTATCCCATCATCTTCATGACATTTGGGAAACTAAGAAGAGTTGCTTCCCCCACACCAATTCTTTCTGGTTCGGACTTATCAATAATTACAACCTCAAAATGATTTGCCCATCTACGAGCAAACCAAGATGCAGTAATCCATCCAGCAGTTCCGCCGCCAACAATAACTAATCTTTTAATTCTTTTCATATTAAGTTACCTGATAATACGCATCTACCATTATGATTACTAGGAGGGACGCAATGTGGGAGATCGTTATCCCATACTACACAAACTCCTTGTTTTATTGGAATTACGAGAGAGTCTTCTTTTGCTGGATCTTTACTGAAATGTATTGAAGAACTGTTCTTTGGAACTTTTATATAGTAAACAAAAGAATATTTAATGTCTTCCTCACTATCATGAGCATGCCATTTAATGCCACCACCATCACGATACCAGACACCCCATAGATTTCCCAACTTAGACTCTGTAATCTCTTCTATCCACTCTATAAATTTTCTTATTTTTTGTGGATAACTATGCCATTTTGCTATGTGACAATGTTCCGATCTTTCGAGATAAGTATCAGGCACAGGAGCAGTAGCATTAAGAATCTCTACCTCCAATTCATCTTTATCTTCTTGATATGGATATGAGTATTCTTTTATTTCCCTCATCAGTTCTTTACTTCGATCATGAGACCATATTCAGGCAGATAGAGGTATTCTATCAAACTGTTTGCAAGAGTCCTCAGAGCGTCGTCTAGGGTCTCCACAAGAGGTTCTCCGCCTAAGTTGAACGATGTGTTGAAGATAATAGGGCATCCTGTCTTCTCGTAGAAGGTATTGATTACATTATAGTAATTTGGATTTACTTCTTTGGTAACAGTCTGTATTCTACATGTATCATCAACATGAATAATTGCTGGAATCTTTTCTTTGATTCCGTCCTGACATTTGACTGCATACATCATGAATGGAGTTTCATCCATACCACGAAGATCGAACCATTCGTGAACATGTTCTTTGAGAATAGAACCAGCAAAAGGTCTGAAGTATTCACGACGTTTGATAGTATTGACATGATCTTTACCATCTGGATCTCTAGGATCATACATGATTGATCTATTACCCAATGCACGAGGACCTGCTTCTGACTTACCTTGGAACATTGCAACAATATTTTTCTTCGTAATCAAATCAACTACGTCTTCATCCGTTGCCTCAAAGATTCTAGTTGCATCATAATAGTTAGCAAGATCTGTAATATATTCCGTATCGTATTCATACTTAGGTCCATAATATAGATCAGTAATGATAGGTTTTACCTCCTTATCTTGTGTCACTTTATGATAGTGCCAGTATGCAGCACCGATTGCAGTTCCAGCATCATTACTTACTGGTTCCACAAATAGATTAATACCTTCACCTTTTAATTGTTCAAGATACCAATAGTTTGCAACACAGTTCAATCCATATCCACCAGAGAGAACAACATTCTTTTCACCACTCATCTTAACTGCCTTACGAATCAAATCCAGAACCATCTGTTCTGATTCTACTTGAATCGCATAAGCCATATCTCTACGATTATCTAACTTCGTAATATCTTTTACTGTGCTTGGATCTTGAGGTTCTCTCAATTCTGTGAATCTACCTTTGTTTACTATTGCTCCATTAGGATAGGTGGGTACAATAAGATCTCTATTGGTAGTAGTCCAATCACTCATACCATCATAGTCGGTGTAGATATCTGGTATCTTTAAATTCTGTTGACCATATGGGAATAGTCCCATAGTTTTTCCAGCTTCAATCGG